TTTGTAAACGATACGTGGGAAGAAAGTTCAGAATCTTTCATTCTTTCAATAGCATAAGCAAGTCCGTTAGAAGTTTCGTTGATGTAGACATTATCAATTTGTTCAACATCGCCGATTAAGATGATTTTAGTTTCTTCACCGACTCTTGTTATGATTGTTTTAATTTCATGCGGGGTTAAGTTCTGAGCTTCATCAATAATAACGAAAGCCTTGGAGATAGAACGACCTCTGATGTAAGTCAAAGCCTCAATCTCAATTAGTCCCTTTTCCATATACATTTCAACATTAGCCTTATCGTCGCCTAAAAGATTTTTTAAGTTATCTTGAATGGGCATTAGCCAAGGGAGCATCTTTTCTTCCATTGTTCCTGGTAAGAATCCAATGTCTTTACCCATAGGCTGTACAGGTCTTGATATGATAAGTCTGTTGTATGTTCTTGTAGATCTCTCCATAACCTGCTGTAGTCCGGCAGAAATGGCGCAGATGGTTTTACCTGTGCCTGCCTTACCCACGAGAGAGACTAGTGGAATATCTGGGTTCATAAGAGCGTCCATAGCGAACTGCTGCTCTCTGTTTCTTGCGTTAACTCCCCATACTTGAGTCGCATCAAATATTTTTTTAAGGGGGAGCCCGGCCTTCGAGAATCTTGCGAGGGCAGTTTTCTTTTCATCGTCTTTTGATGTAAGCATCAAATACTGATTGGGGAGTAGGTTATCTTGTTCAAGATATACATTGTTACCAAAATAAAAATTGTCAATATCTTCATCTGATAATTTGACATCTAAAATGCCTTTATAGAGATCTTCGGAAGAGTCTATAACCTTGTCTGGCTCGTAATCTTCTGTTTTTAGTCCTAGTGCATCACACTTAACTCTCATGTTAATGTCTCTGGTGACGACAATAAGAGGTGCTTCACTTTCTCTGACACAGGTTAGTGCTGTAGAGATAATTTGATTGTCTGCGTCTGTTGAGTCCAGTTCGCTTGGAATGTCCTGAGCGTCAAAGCTTCTTGCGATAATGCGACCAGTAGAATCCGGTAGAGTAACGCCTTCGCATAAGTTACCAAGTTCTCGAAGTTCGTCTAAAGCTCTGATAGTTTGTCTAGCGTTATAACCTACGCTATCTTGCCTTTTTTTGTGTTTATCGATTTCTTCTAAAACCTTTAGTGGTATTATTATGTCTCCGTCTTCGTATGAATATATTGATTGGTAATTTGTTAAGTATACGTTCGTGTCTAACACATATCGCTTGGTCATATTATTCCTCAGTGCTTCTATAAGTGGGGCACCAATAGTAAGTAGAAACCATAAAATGTTTCAGGAACATATATACTAATATATGCGAAAGGTTTCCCTATATGCCCTCGGAATCTCTTGTATTGTTGCTGGGCTTCTTACTTCAGAAATAGGAGAAGAGCGACTCTATGCAACACTAAGCGACGGGGAGATGAATCTACCTCAACTTCGCAGAGCTTTCCTAAGAGTTAAAAAAACTGAGTCTGTGAATATTTGCGGAGACGGTGCCGTAGGATATACTTGTATTGAAAGTGCGGATGTAGAAATGAGTGGATCCTCTGTTCTATTCTTAAACCGTGTTGACCACAGCTATATAATGACAGCAGAGCATGTTTGTTCTCAAAGCGAACAAAGCAATATGGATATCTTTTTAGAAAATGAACAAGAGAAGAATGTTCTTCTTCAGATCCTTGGTATGACAAGGATAACATCGATTACTAGAAACATATCTTATAACTTAATGAACGTGTATGGCAGAACTGCTGAGAACATTCAAGTTATAGGAACTGACGCAGCTAACGATATATGCATACTAAGAAGTGACCTTATTGAAGGTATAGAGCCTGTTTCTTTATCTTTGCGTGATCCAGTTCTTGGCGAAGAGGTTTGGAATATCGCTGCTCCATATGGAATATTTGATTTCCACATGGTTCCAATACTTAGAGGCGTATGGTGTGGTCAAAACCCCGGTGGTGGAACTTTTATTTGTGATCTGCCAGCGTCGCCAGGAAGTTCTGGATCTCCCGTGTTTAACGAGCGTGGGCAATTAGTTTCAATCATCCACTCAACTCACGTTCAGTTTCACGCTGCTTCTTTTGGAGCTAACATAAGTCAAATAAGACGTTTAATCTCAGACAGCATCCAATAAAAAAAGCACCCACGAGGGGTGCTTGTTGGAGCCATTTGTCAGAGTCGAACTGACGACATCCTCATTACAAGTGAGGTGCTCTACCAACTGAGCTAAAATGGCATATTAAGTTTTCAAACTTGGCACGCCCTGAAGGATTCGAACCTCCGACCGGCGAGGTAGAAACTCGCTGCTCTATCCAGACTGAGCTAAGGGCGCTTATCATCTTATGTATACACATTACCAGATATTTTCTGAGTTGTCAAGAACAAAAACAACTTTTGTTATAAAAAAAAGTATTTACTGTATGAGCAAAAAAAGAAAGCATAAGAAAGTAATGGCAAAAGTAAATTATCTTGTTATGGAGAAGGAAGAGACTGATGAGCTTCACACTGAGTTCAATCAAAAGTTTAATCAAGATTTCCAAGAAGAGCTTGAGTTCTTACAGCTTATGTTATCCTTAGAAAAGTATGAAGAAGAACTCAGAAGTGAGGACGAAGAAGGCGACTCTGAGGATGATGATGAATCAGAGGATGACGAAACAGAAGAGGGTGAGGAGTCTGAAGAAGATGTTGAACTCTTAGAATCTAGCAATGTTGTCTCGAATAAATCATTAAATAAACTTTTTCGTAAGGTAGCTTCGAAGACTCATCCTGATGTTTCTAAATTGGATAATCCTGAGAGAGTGTTCATTAAAGCTAAGAAAGCACATGCTGATGGAGACTGGGTGACTCTAATCGCTATCTGTCTCGAATATGGTATTGATCTGCCGGAGTTTACTGAGGATGAGTTAGAGATGATAGATAAATATTCATTTGTTCTTCAGAATAAAATCGAAGAGAAGAGAAGAGATGACTGTTGGTTCTGGAATAATACTAATGATGAAGAAAGAACCAAATACAGAAAGACTTTCCATCTTGCTAGAAGAATAGATGATAAGAAGTTTGAAGAATACAAAAAGAATAAATCTGAGTATTTCTTAAAAGCTAGAGCTAGAGTAAAACAAAAAGTACATGATGAGTTATCTGAACTACTTCTCAGGGATATAAGAGATCTTAAAGAATCTTAGTATTAGTTTATTATTATTATAATTTATTATATTATATTATTAATATATTATTATTATATTATATAAACAAAAAAAAATATATTCACTTAACAAAGAACCGAGTGTAGTGTAAGTTACTACTTGTCTGGTGGTTTAGACAATATACACCGATTCGGTGGTTCTGTAAAGGAGAAAATAAAAAAAACCCCAACGATTAAGCGGGGTTTTCAAGTGGATAGTTGTGTTAAAAAAGGGTTATTCTTGATCTTTCTCGTCGTTAGCGATTCCTAAGATTGAATACCCACATATGTCTCTCCAAGGGCTTTCACCGAAAGCATCCTTTTTATTAGCAATTCTAAACAACTTATCTAACACTCGAATGATAGCAAGCATGTCTGTGTATTGCCCTGGTTGAACACCGTTGGGATATAAAACCGTTAAGATCTCTTGGGCTCTCCCAAAGGAATCTCCATAAGCTTCATTCTTCTCTTTTACTAAACGACCTACTGAGTTTGCGATAGTTTCAAACTTGTTCATGATACACCAATCCTGTCTATGATGTGATAATCATAGCAGAAAAGGAGTATTTTGTCAAGTAAAAAGCTTACTTTTTGTTTAGTTTATCGAGAAAATGCTTCTTAAGCTCAGCTTCAGACTTCTTTACTCTTTTTACAGTAGGTGCAGTAACGGCCTTCTTTGCTGGTGCTGCTGCTGCCTTTTCCACAACCTCAACAGGTTCTGCTTCAACCTTTGGCTCTGGTGCGGGCTCAGGCTCAACAACTGGTGCTGCTGCGGCTTTCTTCTCTGCCTCTAGGGCTGCGAGTCTTGCTGCTTTTCTTTCTCTTCTTTTTCTTGGGGATGCCATTTTATAGTTCTCCTAAATCTTCAAGTTCATCTTCGAGGGCCTCTGGATCGTCTAGACCAAATGTTGCCTCTTCTTCGCCGTCGTCTAGTTCGCTTTCAAGCTCGTCCTTTTCTTTCTCATACTCAGGAGTTGTAGGCTCAGGCAAAACCCTGCTAAGCTCATCTTCGAACTTATCAAAGTATAATTTAATGTTTGTAATAAGGTAATCGTAGAAAACGTCCTTATCTTCTAGATCTCCAAGAAGAGCATATGCTTCGCCGATCTGCTTTTCAATTTTATTGAATGTGTTCTCAGCAAAGTTTCTTCCTGTCATGTCTCCAGTCTGCGGAGCATCAATATCTGAATCTACGTTATCTGGAACACCGTCGCCGTCGATGTCAATAAACTTATCTTCATCGGGCTCAATATTATCAGCGTCTAGATCAGAAGGCATCTCTAGTCCAAGCTCTTGAGCCGGACTAAGCTCTACATCAATATCCTCGTCAAGGTCTATAACAGGCTCACCAGCTTCTTCGGCGGCTCTCATTGGGGCGAGTGAGTTTTGGATTGCGTTAACAACATGAGACTTGAAGGCATCACGCTGCTCGGAGCTTGAAGTTAGTTTCTTATAATCTTGTTCGATTATTGGAATAATCTTTTTAAGAAGGTCTTCAAGTACATTGATGCCGGTAGACCTGTGAGGAACAACCTCCGCTCCAGCTTCAGCAATAACTCCAACTAGGACGTTTCTCAACTCTCTTTCTTCTAGGAGTTGGCTTGTAGCTTCCTTCACGTTGGAAGCAAAGATCTTTTCGAGAGACTCAGAGATAAACTTTCTAAGCTTCATCTCTTTTCTGACTTCTCGTATTAGTTCGTTTCTATCAATTTGCATAAGGTGCTCTCTTCAAAATATATAAGTATATAGTTTGTAAAATGGTTAGCCGAAAATATTTACGAACTGACGCTTAATCATTTCCTGAATAGAATCTGCTTTCTTTTTACTTGTCACAATATCCCATGCTTCGTCAATAGCTTCTTGGCGATCAACAGGAATGTATTTTCCAAAAGTTTCTTTGTCGCCACAAGCAATAATCTCGTTACGCATTTTTGTACCAGAAACGCCGCCAGCCATCATAGGAATAAGCAACTGCTTAACTGTGATACCAGGGTTATGCTCCGCAGCATATGCAGGCGCTCTATCAAATCTCTTATCATTGATATCTTTCTCGCCTCGACCGAGCAACACTACAGTTCCTTCGGGGAACGCCTCAAGCATTTCATAGGTTTCTCGAACCGGCGTAGCACTAGCGGCAATAGAGATTTTAAACTTGTCTTCTGTGCCGTTCTCTTTAGCGTATAAACTCCAAAGCGCAAGGGACTGGTTTTCGTCAATATCAACAGTCTGCTCCTCGCAATTGCCAACACGATTCTTTCTTCCAATGAGAACATGCACCTCATCAGCACCTTGACCAAAGAACCATTCAGCAGCTAGGTAGTGCCCAGCGTGAGGGGGCTTGAAGCCGCCCGGTACAATAGCCACAGTAAGGGGCCTAGAAGCCTCTGTAAGCTCGTTAGACTGTAGAGGAGGAACATTCCCCCTTCCGAACTTAAAGAGCCCTAAGATCTGGTTTACGGGCGCAAAGTTTCCGGTGAACTTATACGTTCTACCATTATAGTCAAAAACGAAGCCCTCGGCGGCTGTAGAAACCTTTTCAATGTCCTTTAGCTTCTGCATGTTCTGTTTAAGGATGGACATTGCTTCTTCGTTGCCTGAGTTCTCGATTGCTGAGATTGCTTTGGCTACGTTGTTTCTTATTCTTCCTGTTTCTTCTTGGTTGTCAAGAACGAAAGCAGAGTTTAATCCTTTAAGCATTTCCACTGCGAAGTCATGAACGATGTCTTCGAGAGGAAAGAGAATTTTCTTCATTGTTTGTTTAGAGTTTTTTACAAGCTCTCTGGCGATGGTCTTGTCTTCGGCTGAGATGCCTTTTGTAACCTTGGCGAGAGAGGCACCTTTGACGCCCATAATTCTTTTTACCAACTCTCTCTTATTCTCAATAGGAGAGCCTGGCAAAGCGTCCATAACAACAGGAGCGACCTTGCTAACAATATAATCATTAATCGTTGAGTCGGCACTTAAGCCACTTGATGAAACAAGTTTACTTAATCTGCTCACAGCGTTCTTGAGAGCAACGTCATCGCTAAGACCTTGTAGTTTTCTTATTGAGTTGATCTCAACAGAAAAATCATCTTCAGCAGTAGCTCTTTGCATATCTTCAATTGATGCTTTGAGAGCTTTAACATTTGCTTCTACATCTGTTCCAGAAACATTGCCAGTTGTTTTATCAAACTCGGCATGCCCGACTTGATGAATGAGAAGAGTCCTCTTATCGTAATCTATAATATTGTTAGAGCCAGGAGACATAACCTCTGCATTGTAATAAACATTTGCGTCCGGTCCAAAGATACTTATTTGTTGCTCTTGAGGCAATGATGAGACTGCCTTTTCAAAAACATAGAAAGCATTATTAAAGGCATCCGCTAGAGCGCCTCGTCCTTCAAACTTAGCAGCAAGCTCTGCCGCTGTCATTCCACCGGATTTGATGTTTGACTTATTTCTAGCAGCACGGGCAGTGCCTGTTGGGACAGAATAAGAAATAAATAGATTAACTCCATCTGTCTTTTCTGTGCCTATTAATTCTCCGCTCGATGCTTTGCTAAAAACATCTTTCATCTCGGAAAACTTCATCTCTCCGTTGTCAGAGAGATGACTCATGTGTCCTGCTACGCCGCCCATCTTATTCCTCTAAAGTTGATGATTCTTCCAATAATATAAGCTTCTCTTCGAGATACTCAATTTTGGATTCCATTCTTTTGATTAGTTTTTTAGTCTCTCTCAAGTTATGAGATGCCATCTCTAATCTTCTTTGGTCTGTTTTAGATGCTGCTCGAATGTTCTTAAGAGTCTCTTCGATAGCCTGTAAGTAGCTTTTAAGAGATGCTTCTTTTTTAGACTCATTTAAGAGGAATTTCCTTGTTATTTTTCGTAAATCTAGCATATTATACCATTATGTTGACCACTTGCCAACAAGGTAAGTAGTGATCTGGGCACGTTCTTCCGTTGTTAATACACGGTTGTATACGATTATCTCGCCAATCTGACCGTCGAAGTTAACATCGGTAGTTCTATCCATACCAATTGTTAGTTGATAGTCTGATAGGGCTATGCCGCCTCCGACTACCGCTCTACTAAATCTTGCTCTATTTTGTGTTACTTGTGCTCCACCGTTTAAAGAACCAAATTCAGAACATTTATTTTCGTCGCCGTCGAGGTCGGGATCATCGTGGCTATATTGAACAACATTAACAGAGTCAAGGCCACCGGATGTTAACAACAATGGGTCTTCAAAGTCTAATCCAGCAGGAACGGTTGCTCTTGTGAAAAGTTCAAACTCGTTATTACTGTTATAGAAAACACCCCAGAAATTTCCATTTGCCACTGAGCCTGGATATTGAGTTATTATAGATGAGTTCATGTCGGGCCGGACGGTAGGAGTATAGGTAGTATTATTATCACCAACTGCGTTTGGAACAACAACCATGTACATATCATATGTGTGAACTGGATCTACTGCATTTGGACTTATAATACTGCCAAATGATATTGCTGCGTTAGAGGAATCATAACCCAATAGGTGTATCTGGTTTCCTCCGGGTATAATGTCAATAGCATTAAGGGGTGTTGCGGTTCCTATCGTGGAAATACTTGGATTGTTTATGGCTGCTGGTGCTTCGAAATAGTGTCCATTTCCTGACTTGTCGTCAATTCTAGACAAATCAGATCCAGCCAAGTGAACTGTATTTGCGTCTGATGGATCAAGCCACAAAGCAAGACCAGACATAGCAAGAGGAACGCCATCAGATAAGACATCTGGGCAAGCGATATTGGTTCCAGACGTGACAATATATGCACTGTTATTTCTTAGTGTTTGACCACCTCTTCTTGACAATGAGAATGGAGGTTGGTCGATACCAGACATTCCGTATTCTGTCTTAAGGTTATTAATATCGATAATGCTGTAGTTGTCCTCGTCATTATCAAACTCTGGGCAATAACAATCAACAAAGTTAAGAGTGATTGTGTAGTTTATTGAGTCTGTGGAACAAGCAGTTACTTTATATTGGAATGTAACATCTGCATCTGTTGCTAGTTTAGCTGATGCATCATATGTAAACGCTCCTGTTGCGCCAGTAATAGATAGTTCTGCGGTTGCGGCGGCAGGCACCTCTGCAAACGTAAGTGCTCCCATACCAGGAGCAGAGCCGAAGAGTGTTCCGCTAAATAGTTGTCCTGCACAGACTTCAAGTGTTTCTGTTTTTCCTATTGGAGTTGTTGGGCACTCTGGGATTGCTGCTGTAACGGTATAACCGTTCAATGTGCATGGATCTCCAGGTGATCCTCCAGTTCCCCACAATGAACTTAATGGATCGCCAGATCTAACAGATTTACTGTTTATCGCAACAACTCTATAATATGTGTTATATGTTGTTCCACAACCAGTTCTTGCTGGGAGTGTGGTATCAATAAATGAGTTTGTTGTTTCGTTTCCTATTCTTTCAAAGCTGCTTGTGTCATCAATACTTCTCCAGATTTCATATTTAACTGCTCCTGCAATAGCAACCCAGTTTAGCGTAACCTGTGGATGTCCAACATCTCCGCATGCGGTAATCGTTGCACTTGGATTTGGATTATCTGTTGGTGTTGAACATAGAGTTCTTATTGTAATCTCTTCAGTTTCTCTTGTTACAGCTTCTATACCAGCATATGAAAATGCTGATGGATCTCCGCCACCGGAAGCTCCGTCAAATCCTGTGATTTCAACTTTGTAATCATAATCTATAAAAGGAGTTGCAGCACATGTGCAAGGATCTGGTAACGTGGGAGAGTCTGTATAAGCCATTGTTGTTGTAGATGTGTCAAATGGCCCATCGATTTGAGCGATCAGAGTAAAGCCAGGAGCAAGGGATGGTTGTCTGTAAATCTTATACGCTAAAGTCTTGCCCTTGGGTCTTTCCCAAGTTAAGAAGACCTTTCCATAATCTGTATCACCAATACCAGAAGTTCTACCAACCAATTCAACCTTACTTGGAAGAACATTGACGTTTACAACTCCCTCGGCGGAACAACCCTTTGAGTTTGTTACTTTATAATTTACATGTGATACGCCAACCTTATCTTGTCTTGGATAATAAATGAACTCACCAGTGTTATTTATTGTTTCATTAAATGTGCCACCGGCAGAGTCTCCCAATATTTCAAATGTCAATGTGTTACAATTTGAAGCTGTTTCAACACAAGTACCATAAGGTCCTGGTGAATCTGCATCTGTTACAGTTCCGACAAACGAGAAAGCAAACTCATTGTTTACCGTTGTTTCTAGCGTCAAAGCACTTAAGGATGGAACAGAATTACAGTTTGGAATG